CGATACACTACACTGAAACACCATCAGCACTCCGCCCTGATAGTGGCTAACGTTCAAACCGACACCTCGACGACATCTAGGCTCAATGAATCTTCCTCGGACTGACCATCTGAGTAACTTCCAAAGAGAGCTTCGACACCATCCTCCGTTCTGGTGGACCAGTCCGCAATAATTCGATCCAACCGCTCCTCAGGGGTTGGAAGGACTGCTGGTCGGCGTACCCAAACCGTGACGTCATGTACAAGACGACGCGGTCGGACATCCGACACCTGCATCCACGCAAAAGCTTCAAGGTGCTTGAAGTACCAATTCCACGTGCGTTGGTTGTGGAGAACCACTTTCATTGACATGTCCATGTCGTTCGCAAGAACGAGCTCTGGTCGCTGGTAAAGGACCCACCAGTTCAGAGCGGGCGCATCGAGACCATCCACCGGGCGATCAGCCTGGGGAACCCATCGTGATGGTACCTCACCGACGAGTAATCGCAACTCTTGTAGTGCAACTTGGCGGACTGCTAAATCTGATGCAGCCGCGGGTTTCTTCGGCATTGGTGCCGATTTACCCTCGAAGCGCGCCTCGTCCTCATTCCATTTTGGACGATTCCAGGTAGACTCCTGGACCATGGCAGTAATAATCTGCTTGTCTTTCGCAGTCATGTCAAACTTGCCATACTCTGGCAAGGGCTGAAGCCCAACACCTCCGTAGCAGAGAGGAACATACCACGGAATTTGGTGATCAGTCGCAAATTGGAGGGCCACATGATTCTTGGAGAGAAATTTCATGTGAGCCCGTAGTTTCCAACGGTCGGGGCACTCACGAAGCATCGAATGATGTCGTGACCCGAGAGTAAAGTCGCCCCCCGCCAGCTCAAGCGCCGGCAGTCTGTTCTGATCTATCTCAGACTGTGATCTTTTGTTACCGAACACGAGCCCAAGACGAACCGTCTTGACGTATGTGAAGGCCAACGGCCTCGGTGGTTGATGTTTTGAACGATCAACGTCATCCCAGTCATGCTCACGCACAACCTCAACGTCAGGTTTATAGACGAAAGTAACAGAGTTAATGTTACAGAAGCGTTTTGAGTAGTAAACTTTACCGACTGACGGCGCTAGACCAGCCATCGTACCGAAAGTGCACCACGCTGCGTACCCCATGGGAGTAACCCTCAGAAGGCAGTCATCCCCATTGATCATCAAAGGACAGGCATCCAGAGTGAACGACTTGTTCTTGTCGTACTCTATCGCCATCCGACAGATCGCGGCATTGACAATACAGAGAATTGGGAAGGAAATTATTGATCCCATGAGCTGACCCCATTGCTGAGGCATTAATCGCTCATCTCCATTTTTGTCCTTACCGACACCGATCCAATGACCAGTGAGAACCCGTAAACCGAGCTCACGCAGTGTAGTAGGAACCACGCACACATCACATATCGCACACCAAGCCGCCTCTGAAAGTTCCGGATTCAGCTGGTTGGTAGCATCGCTGTAGTCACCAGACAGCCAGGCTTCTTGTCCAGCAAGCCTGCCCATCCGTAAATCGACCATGTCCTCCGTAACTGGACGTGTTCCACCTGTTCCTCCAATTAGCTCATAAATTTGTTGAGCCTTCATGTGGTTTTTCATGAACTGCTGTACGGGTTGCAAGCAGAATTGTGTGAGGGGTGGTCCCTTCGTGATAACACGAACCTTGAGGGCCTCTGCCAAGGGAACGGCAAGGGCAACAGGGGGTTCATCACGAGCCGCACGTGCGGCACTGAAGTACGTATGAAGGAATTGATCGCGGGCTGCATCAAATCCATCCAGGACAACATCAAGATCATTGTCCAGACCGATATATTCTTCTACCGGTATACGTAACGAACGTAGGGGTCGACGAGGTAATTGACCAAACATGCCATGCTTCTCAAATAGAGTACCAAAGGTCCCATGGCCTTCTCTATTATTAATGTCATTTGCTGAGAACGATGGTGTGATGGGATTGAACAGGAGGTCGGCTGTCTGAAACCGCTTTCCGCGGAAACTTTCTTTGGCCGTCCGAACAACCTCCTGCCTGAGTAGATCGAAAGAAGTAATTCCATGCAGACGGGTCGCCTTATCAAGGCCTGGAACAACAACAGGTTTGTGTTTCCAGACTTTGACGCGAGGTGTCGTCAATGCAGTAACCGTCTTCTTCTTTCCAGCCTTCAATGCTGCCTTATCAGGGACCGGCATTCCGCCCTTGATATGTTGTACAGATGACAGAAACTCTTGGCGGTCCGGATTACTTGACCGGATTTGTTTGCGGATAAATCTACCCGCACGCCCTCCAAGAAGATGCAGAGGATGATTCGCCATAGACAAAGGCGAGTCTGGAAGGGTTTTCACTTCAAGCAAATCCCGCTGAGCGTATGTATAAAACGCCGCGAGCTTGTACTTAAGTACCTTCATCCAGTCTTTTCCATCCACAATCCATTCTGTCCACTGCAGAACATCTCCAGCAGTTGAAAACTTCTCGCGACTGAAACCAGTTGTCTCGAGAAAACTAATCAGGACTTCGACAACAGTTTGTGCTTGCTGTTGCGGTGTTGACATCTCGGGTTGTTTCCGACCCGGACCAGGATTCTTCTCAACGGTTCGTAGCTGAATTTGACGAAACCAGAAAGCCGCATGAGTTTTGGCGTTCTCAAGCAACTCCCGTTTCTGACGTTCATAACGGTCAAAATCTGTAACAAGTTTAACAGGTTGACCAAAACGTTCTACGATCCATCGATCAGATTCCCGGACCTGATCCCCCGAGGTAGACTTACGGTTGGCAAGACCGTCTCCTATCTCACTTAGAGGTTCTTTCGTTTTCGAAGGTAACTTTTCCATTTCCATCCAGACAATGCAAAGACTTTGAGTCACGTTAAATCGTTGGTTCACGGCTTGTCCCGGATAGATA